AATCAACTGAGTTGTTACGGGAAACTCCTGTTGAGTTAATTGGGGTATTACCAACGGAAGGTGTTCCGATTGTGAATTTACCGTCTGAAGTAACAAATTGCTCCCTTGGAGTAATGTTTTGGTATGGATTATAGGTTCCTGATGAGAATCCTCGCCTTTGCAAAACTTGTGCTTGATAAGCCAGCTTGAACTGTGTGTTGTATGGGATCCCGTCACACAACGGGACTGTTCATCGTGCTAAAGGAAACTTCAGTTTCACTCCGTCCGTGCAGTCACTTGGCTTTTGTATTAGCCCATCATATTGGATTTGGACGGTAAATAGCACAACCCCACTATACTCAGGTTCGAGGGTTCGTAATTACCCTATAAGACAAGAACACCTGCCTTACCTTGCGATGGGAAACGCTTGATCTAAGGAAAAACTTCTCGGGGATGGTGGTATTCCCCGAGGGATGAGCTAATGTTCAATTGTTGATAATGCTTCTCCAGGCATATCTGCTCATCCGGAGTCATGTCAAAGGCTAACCAGAAGGACTCACGAGCCTGGGGTGAAACTTCCCCATACTTCCTGTCCATTCCTTGACTCCAGTTTCTGAAACTCCAAGGTAGCAACTCCTCGGGAATCTTCCTTTTTTTACCGGCACGAACATAAGCGGCGTACAACTCTTGGTAAACTGGGAGGCATCCAGTCATGCACAAACCTCCAGTACCGACAGCATCCAGCCACCCCTCAACTATTTTTTTGTCGTAGGGTTGCAGGAAGATGGAATCTTTCACGATCGCTGTTTCTGGTTTCCGAACCATAGTCCATCCAATCCCATCAAAGATTGGTTTTGTTTGACAAAATTCTATTTGTTCGAATACATCCACAGGTCGTTCAACTGCCATGTTGAATCCCATCTCAAGGAACCAGGAGTCCAGCTGTGCCATGAATTTGGCTTGGTTCTCCTTTTCGATAAACACGACGCAGTCATCCCCATTGTTGGCTAAGTGGCCCTCCACACCGTTATATTCCAGGTACGCCTTAATCATACAACACATCAACAGACAATTACCGAGGGAGGTATTCATATCTCCACTCATCCTTGTACCGTTGACAGTGTACTTAAGGGTTCCATCTGGTGTGTATCCACGACAATGGTTCTTCAACTGCAACCTCAGTAATTTACCAAGGCGGGTCTTGTGCTTCTTGACTGGAAAGCAGTTCATATACACTGAATGTTCCCATTCTAATGCATCCCTGCTAACA